CGCCAGTAACACCTAGAGAGATTACTAACGGTACAAAGGTTTCGTTGACTCCTCACATTTGGTCTAAGGTTTTTGGGCGTAAAGATTCTCAAGTTTCTAAACTTACGGAAAAACTATGGAGACTTCAAGTTAGAGAGGAAAGGCTAGGGAGGGGGGTGCTTTTCAAAGGCGAAAGACGCAAGGCTGCTGAAAAGCCATTAACTACGGCCGACTTTGCAACCCTATATACTTGGAAGGGAATGACTGATAAACAGTTATTTGACAGGGCCAATGAACTTGGATGGCTCTCCCACGAGTATTTTGGCAAACTCTTCCCCGGTAAGAAAGTTATAGATGCAGAGGTAATGACTGCAATTAGGAATGTCCTAGATCGAGTCATAACGTATAAAAAAATCCCTCGCCCAACTCAAGCCAAGCCAACGAAGGAAGAGGTTGCTAAAGCTTCAGATATTTTTGACCTGCAATTGATCGGAATGGTTGAAGTCTTGGAGCAAGACACGGCGAGATTAAGCAAAAAAGAAACTAAAAAAATAAACGAAGAAAAGAAACAGTTAAAAGAGTCTATTGGGGAAGATAGGTATGCCGCGCTTACCGAAATAATAAAAGAAAGAAAACAAATTGAAGCTGAAATAGAGGAAACTCAATTGCAAATTGAAAAGGCGATTGGTGAATTTCTTGATAAGCCCTACAATGTAGTTGGGAAAAAAGGCGATAGTTATATAGTAGAGAGAGGCGGTGAAAAACTTACCATTCCAAAAGAATATATAGTCGTTCAGAAATTCTCTGAAGAAGGTGTTAGAAGAATTCAAATCAACGAACTGTATAAGATAGAAAATAAAATAAAAATTCAAGCCAAGCGCGGCACTTACAATGTTACGCCAAGAAGAGCCAAGATAGAGAATGCTTTCAATTCTGTTGACAAAGAAATAGAAAAAGAAACAGCCAAGCTTGAGGCTTCTAAATCTGCAGGTCGTATCTCTGATAAAAACTATGTAAAACGGCGCGATGAAATAATCAATAGCCGGGTTCCTCGTGTATACAAGGTGATGTCTGAGATGTCCCACCTTGGGAAACCCCTCATCGTCCTTCCCAGCAAAGGCCCATCTAAAGACATTCTCGCCTCTGTCAAGGCTGGAACTATAACCTATCAGGTGGGTGTTGATAGGTATGTAAAAAGAATTACAAAAGCGCATAAGAAAGAGCCTCGCATTCAAAAGCAAGCAAGAATCAGAAAGCAGCTTAGAGAAGACCAAGACATTGTACTTATACGCACCTTGAGGACTCCAGACGGCAAGTGGCTTCCGGCTAAGGGTAATGAGGAACTGATAAGAAGCGTTGGAACGAGTTTGAAATCCTCCCCAATAATTGTTGGCGGCGTTGTAGAAGGAAAGTTAACGCCGAAGGCTAAGAAAACCGTGGGCATTTACCCAGCGATCAAAGATCGTTTTGATCAGTTGCGACTTATTCTTATAGAAAGAATTCCTGAGAACTTAAGGCCGGAATCTTTTGAGGGAAGAGCGCAGTCTTCTGCGTGGGCTGAGGGAAGGTATTGGGAGTTTGTTAGGAGCGAAGACCTTGCCCCTGAAGAAGCTACAGAAACCATGATGAGGGCTGTACAAGATTTAATGAATCTCGCCTTCAAAAGAAAAAGAAAAACAGATAGGCTACCCCGCATTGTGGGAGGAAAATTTTTGGGCGCAACTCCAGTTGCAAGATGGAAGAATGCTTATGGAGTCATCATAGACAAAGTTGTTTTTTACCATCTCAGGAAAGATGCCGAGTACTATGATCAGTATACAATTTATGAGGTTAACGACCCTTACAATCCTGACGGCGCTAAACAATTTGCGCGTCTTGAAGATGCTAAAAAAGCTTACGGTAAAAAGTCTCGTTATGATTCTTCTAGAGAAAGGGTTCAATTTCCGGTTACTGCCAATATTTTAAAAGGGAGGACCGCTACGCGGCCAGCAATGCCAACAGGGGTTGACACCAATAACCCCTCCCTTAATACAGACGAGGTACTTGAAGAGCAAGATGTTAAAGTAGCTGTAGTAACAAAAGGCAAGCAGTCTGCAATAACAGTTACATCATTTCCTAAAGGAGCGCCGGTGCCAACAGCGGATGCTACCCAAATACAGCATGGAAAAGGAATAAAGAAAAAGCCTAGATCGTTACATGCTATCAATAAAGATATAGAGAAAATTGAAATTCTTATTAAGACGTTACATGACCAGAAAGAGGCTGTTCAGGGAAGCGGGATTGTCAAAAAAAGGATAGAGAATAAAAACGTCAAGTTAAATGATCGCATAAAAGAATCTAATAAGGATTTATTAAAGTTAAAACAGGAGAGGATTTTTGCCACCCCTAGAACTGGCACTCCTACTGACCCAGAGGCTATGTACTCTCTCGTATTAGAAAGCCAAGAGTCTGCAGACGGAACAGTCCACGCTGTCCTAGCTGGAAAAGAAGAGGGCGGCTCTACGGTTGAGGAAGTAACCAATGCATTGATAGAGGCATATGGCAATCAGGTTCTCAAGTATGTCACCGTTGTGCAGAGTGTTGATCAACTGCCCATTGATGTCAGACTGAATCGAGAAAATTATGACTCCGCAGTAAGGGCTGTTTCTTATTCCGGCAGGGAAAGTTCAGGGATCACTATGGTTGCTGATAACCTTCCGATTGATCGGGTGATTCCAGTTGCCTTGCATGAGATAGGCGCTCATGGGTTCCAGTCAGTAATGGGGAAAAGGTTTTACCAGAAGATGATGAAGCAGGTGGCCTTCCTAATAAACACTGATTCAGAAATCAGAGCCATCTATGATCGTGTCACAGCCGAGATGGATACAAAGAACGAAGCCCTTCTATTGGAAGAGACTATGGCCTACATAGTTGAGAATGAGGCTATGACCAACAGTCCTTTCTGGAGAGTCATTGTAGATGCAATCCTATATGGCTTGGCTAGACTAAAGCTATGGCTGAACCCGAAGAAGATTGGGGCAGCAGACATACTCGTCTTTGCTAAAGCTGCTGCTAGGAAACATTCCTACATGGCAAAAGAAGAGAGCGCAGTTTATACAGCCAACTTCCTTAACACGTTCCTTTACTCTGGTGAGTTTGGCGCTAACACTAAGGATAAAACTTCCGAAGAAGACAGATTCGTAGCTGCGTTTCGAGAAAATGTCGGCCCTCAAATGGAGATGGGGTTTACAGGGAGTTGGTTCCTGCATGATGTTCCTCTTGTCCAGAAGTTTATTGAAAACTTTTTTATCATTAGGGATACCAAACGAGAACCTGCGATAGAAGGGAAAAAGAAACTGTTCGGAAGGTATCAAGTTTTCGTAGGACATAACTTTGTCAAGTGGTTTGTAGATTACTTTCAAATTCTTAACCACTTGGAAGCGTCCATCAAGCGTAGAGGCGGGGACATCAATGATAAGAATATGCCCTCTCTCTTTCATGGGGCTTACAAGAATATAGTTAACGTCTTGAGAAGGTCATTCCATAATTCAATGGTTCAGCCCTTGGCTGATTACATGAAACTTCATGACATTAGCGGAGACGATCTGCATATGTATCTCTATGCAACTCACGCCCCGCATAGGAATAAAGCTAAGAAAGAAGCTGCTTTGGAAAAAGGGTTACCTAATGCATCTGGGATGTGGTCAACCGAAGAAGACGCGAGAGAAGGAAACATAAAGTGGGCAAAGATGGCTGAAGAAAAAGGTCTTGTCTTTGAGTACCAAACTTCCTCTGAAGCAGAACTCAAAATACTTTACAATAAGTTAGGTAAAGACAAGTATGGGAAGCTTGCTCAAGCAGCCAAGTTTATTTATCGAATTAACCAAACTAATCTGGCTAGGCAACTTGAGAGTGGGATGATTACCAGAGAAATAATGGCTAAGTCTGAAATGTATTCTAACCCACAAGCGTATGCCACTTACGTTCCTTTGCGTGGAGACAATATTTTAGTTGCTGATGAATTTTTTGAGGTTCCTATTGGCCCATCTAAGCTGGGTGTGCGTGGTCCTGAATCTAGAAAAGCGAGTGGTCGTTTCTCTCAGGCAGAAAATACATGGGCATGGTCGATCATGCAGATGGATTACGAGCTTGATCGAATAGAAAAGAACAAGGTAGTCAGGTCTTTTGCACAGCTAATCAAAGACAACGAAGAAAACCTTAAGAACTTTGCCACTATAGTTTCTTTGGATGAATTCAAGGCGCATGAAGTTGCTGAGACCGGACAATTAATTCTTGGTCTGCATAAGAATCAACAAACTGATCCGGATCACAACATCCATTTTAAAGTCAACGGTGAAGAGTTTGTTATCCTAGTCACGGACAAGAGGATTGGGCAGGCTTTCAATAGAACTAACATGACTGACTCTGGCGCGTTCTTGCAGTTTACCTCTCAGGTCAACAGGTGGTTCAGCGCTGTCCATACTTCCGTCAACCCTGAGTTCGTTCTTACAAACTTTGTCAGGGATTTCTCGACAGCGATGGGTCACCTTCAGGGTCTGAAAGAAACTGTTGGGGAGTTCAAAGATACTGAGGCGCTAAGTCGTAAAATATTCAAGGATATCAAGTCGGCAGGTGTGGGCCTCAAGCATTTCATTAGAGATAAGAAAACAGATACTGAGTGGGCCAGACTAGCTGAAGAGTTTTCGTTGCAGGGTGGTCGAATAGACTTCTTTGCCTTTAAGGATGTGAGGGACTTTGAAAAGACCTTGACCAATTACATCAAGGACACCACGGCTGCAGGGGCTAGACGCTGGAAGGATAAGATGCTCGAATTTGTGGGCGAGTACAACGCCGTTGTGGAAAACACAATGCGTTTGGCTACCTACAAGAATGCCAAGGAAGCTTTTATCCAGAATGGAATGGATGAAGCGTCTGCCATGAGAAGGGCCGCTGACATATCTAGAAACCTAACCGTTAACTTTTCCCAGAAGGGTGAGAAGGGTGCAGCGCTCAATTCTCTCTACCTGTTCTTTAACGCATCTGTTCAGGGTACTGTGCGTCTTATGCAAGCTCTGTTCAGAAGGCCGACTGGCAAGAAGGGAATGACTCGTGTTCAGAAGGTAGCTGGTGGTATCATGCTGTATAGCTTTACTCAGTCCATCCTGAATTCTATGCTTGCGGGTGATGATGAGGATGGGATTAACAGGTGGAGTCAGATAGACATGCGTACTAGAGGTAGGCAGTTGCACATCTACATGCCCGGTTTTGACACCTTCTTTAAGATTCCTCTCCCCTATGGCTACAACTTCTTCCACGCAATTGGAGATACCGTTGCCTCACTTATGATGGGTCATTCTAATCCCGGCAGAGCGACCATGCATCTCGCGTCTACTGCTGCTGAGTCCTTTATGCCGTTCTCGTTTGGCACTAGCGATAACTTGTTCAAGGCTGCACTCCAAACCGCCGTGCCTACGTTTGCTGATCCGATGCTTGAACTAGCATTGAACGAGAACTATTTTGGTCAACCTATCTACAAAGACCCGCAGTGGGGGTCGTCTGATCCGCCATCAGAGAGGTACTGGTCCTCGACAGGCCCGATACCAAAATTCATATCCAGTTCGCTTAATTGGTTGGGGGGTGGATCAAGAGCGGTAGAGGGTAGTTTATTAGGGATTCCAACGAGTATTCCCCCGGATATATTTGAGTACTTCTGGGAGACTATTGGTGGTGGTGCGGCCAGATTCGTTGAGAGAAGTACAGACTTGGTGTGGATGATTGGACCCGGAAGATTAACCCATAGAGAGACAGGCGAGGTTAAGTGGACTAAGGTTCCCTTTGCCAGAAGGTTCTTCTTTGATGAGACAGCATCCAAGAAACGATTTACCTACGACAAGTACTCACAGTACGAGAAGGATATCCGCACCGCCGTGGGTATGAACACAGGTATACTGGAGATTTACGGAGCAGGAAGTAAAGACTACGACAACTTCAAAGAGGGTGATGACTACAAACTGTTCAAGATGGCTGACTATCGAAAGAAAATAGTAGGCACGATCACCAAACTGCAGAAGCAGAGAAACAAGATATTGAGTAACAAGGTTCTACGCGATGATGTCAAAGAGGACAGGGTGAATAGCCTTGAGGACCGGATGACAGAACTAAGAATTAAACTAATCAACAAGGTAGATGAAGATATCTTTGAGAAATGAAAACTCCTCGATTAGTTACAGTAGAGTGGCGAGACATTCTAGGCACAGCGGGATGGGAGAAGCCTGATGAAGTTAATCCGCCAGTGATAACAACGATAGGATATCTAATTCAGAAGGATAAAGATGTGGTTAAGGTAGCCAATACCAAAGATGAGAAGGGTGCTTGGTCTGGGATCACAGCCTTCCCCAGAGGGTGCGTGATAAGTATCACGAATATTTCTTCATGATCTTCCGTAGGGTTACGGTCCTGACTCCATCGTAGTAACCTTCACCATCTAAGTCTTCTAAGATTACAACCCCTCTCCACCATTGATGCTCAGTATCCATACACCAGTTTTCGGAGTAATCAGGGTGAGAGAAGCAACCCGCAGACAAACCAAATATCTTTTGCCCGTCCGGTCTGGTATGCTCTGCATGATTATATAAATGTGAATGACCTTGGACGGCAGAGCAATGAAGTTTAGAGACGAGTGTATGCCCGATATGGGTACTAGAGATTGGTCTTCCAGAGACGCCAGTAGTGAAATAATGCGAGAATGCAATACCCTCTATTGTAACGCATTTCTTGAAGGGGATGACTTCCCACCCGAACCCTTCGTACTGCAGGTCTTGGACGCCTATTGTCCCATCCAACTCAGCTTGTGAATTGATGGCTCTAGTGATCCTATCCTCATGGTTGCCTAAGCACATCACTAAGCGCGGCCTATATTGCTTCTTGCCGTTCCTTCTTTTTCTGGCGTTGAATCGGTTCATCTCCTCGAACAATAGTTCTTGGGCCTCGATAACCGATTGAACGTCCTTTTTGTACCTTCTACCCTCGAACCCTTTTGTACCTCGATCATAAGAGGATAGAGACGGTAGGTCAGCCAGATCACCTAAGCAAACAACGCACTCAGGCTGCTCTTCCATGAGTAACCGACCTACCGCTCTGAACCTTTCGTTATTGTAATCGGGATGCACATGAGCATCAGGGATGATCATTAGGTTCATAGTATCTCACACTTGTTTCCTGTGCAAGCGAGTTCTTGGCTGCCAGTTGTGTTGTCATCATATTCCGCCACCGACCCCCACTTGATGGGTTTTGTCTTAGGGAACATGGAGTACTCTTCCTTGGTTATCTCCTCGTAGGGAGCAACCTCGTAACTGTGGCTGTCATCTGCTCTTGGGAGAAAACTTACGCCGCTGACTATATCAAAGTTCTTGTAGCACCAAGCGCCGACCTCTAGCCACTCGTCCTCACCTACATAGATGGTAACGCTGGGCTTATGCTCACACCAGTGCAGGGCAAACCTCTTCCATATTTCAAGATGCTGTATGGCTGTAAACTCATGCCTCGTGCGGGACTTAGCAGGAGCCTTCATAGGGAAGGAAAACACGATAGCCTCACTGTTGTATGGGTCATCCTCGTATTCAATCCCTGCGTCCATTAGAGCCTGATTCAGGGGGTCTTTCTTGTCCTGCCTGATGCGCCGTATGTAATACTTTGCGTAAGCGGGGTGCAAGCCTGACCCTGCAACTCCTGTGAGTTGAGACACCGTGCCTGACGGCTTGATACAAGTGATGGCGGCGGATGGATTGATGCCCAGTTTCTTGGCCCATACATTGTTCATAAAAACAGCAGACTCTTTCCACGCCTCAAGTTGATCGGGTGTAGCGTTCAAGACTGCAGGGCAATCAAACACTCCAGTAAAACTGACACCTAGTAACCTCTCTTCCTCCGCGTTCTTTTTCCAGATCGGCCTGACGTATCTGAAGTCGGTGAGAGCAGACTGGATAGTACCAAGGATGGTAGCTAACCCTATCTTGCGGGAGACATCATCAATAGTATCACTAGGGCGCAACACTACCTCTGAGAGGTTGCACGTTTCCGCACTTCTAAGACAAATTTCTGAACATGGATTACAGCCAAACTCATGATCTTTGTCTCTCCTCTCTGGCATTAACTTCTTAACAGCCTCTCTGTTAAAGATGCCCCTCTCTCCGCTATGCGATTCATAAAGGGAAATCCACTCACGCATGAAGATGCCCATATCAGGCTTCTCTGTATAGCACACACTGTTGTTAGCCAGCGCTCGTTGCGGATTCTCTATCCACCACTGACTTGTCTTTGCGAGTCTCATCCTTTCGTCAGTCAGGTTGCTCAGGCTTATCTCTGCTGCTCTCCTAACTCCCCCCACTACCACACTCTCCCCGTTCCAGCACATGAGGTCATGACACTCTAGGCTATTGAGTCGTCTGTTTTTAGCTTTACGGAACGTATGGATGTAGTGACCGAACAATCTTTCCAGAGGGTCAGGCCCAGAGGCTCGACCCCCGAAAATTTTGAGGCGAGCGCCAGCCTTGCGAATCCTGCTGTAGTCTACCTTGGGTATCATCCCCTGATAGAGTAAACTCACCAATTCTCTCAAAGCCTTTGCCCATCCTATCTTGCTGTCAGAAACAACTATAGTAGTGTCTGATTCGTGAAACTCATCAGCTACATATGGGAGACGGTTAATAAATTGCCTCTCCACACTAAAGCCTACGCCAGTTCCGCAGAGAAGAACGTAAAGGGATTCATCAAAGGCTCTGATATGATCTACCGCGAGGTAGGCGCAATTGTATCCCGCCATGTTGTCTCTAGTAAGAGCGCCAGTACCGGGGTCTGGGTCAGCGGTCATGAAGGCTCTCATGGAGGGCATCACCTCCATATCAAGGATCGCTTGCTTAACCTCTTTAGGGAAAGTGCTTACTTGGAATCCAGCTAACACCCATTCCATATAATTGGTATAGCGGTTAACCGTCTCTTCCCATGACTCTCTGCGCTCCTCAGAGTCTAGGTAACGTGCGTACCTACTCTTGTGAATTATCCCTTGATATTCGGTTATCATTTAATTTCTTTCCATTGGCAGTGAATATACCACTTCAAGCATTACGGTATCGGTACGCTCCTGTAATTCCATTACTGTAATCCCATTCATCTCCAACCTTAGCCATGGCGGCAATCTCTTTAATACGTTCTATTTCCCACTTCTTATCAACAGCCGATTGCCATGTAGCATACAGCACGTTACCTTCAGAATCTATAAACTCATTGGTAAACTCAATAGCGCTGGACTGAAATGCTTTCTCAGCCTGTAACAATCTATTGCTATCGTCTAACTTCTCAGCCTTGTTCTTCTCTCTAGTCTTCATGTTTATTCTCCATTCGTAGTTTTGCTTTGTAGCTTGACTTTTTTACGCTTTGACTCCATTTGTCTTTCAGTTTGTGTTCGTTCGCCCATTTTACAAAGTTATCAAGAGACATCCCAGCGTGTTTGAGAAACCATGTGTTCCACAATTCACCTTTTGAGTTTACGCCCCACCTCTTTGGGTACACCTCTCTAGCTAAGTGATAGACCCGAAAGGTCTGATCTATGTCGTCTTGCCAGTAGAGACTGGGGGTGTTTCCACCCCCGCCCTCTCTAGAATGGAAGTGGGTCATCATCCACGGTTACTGATGAACCTGATGAACCTGACTCCTTCTTACCCATCTGCATCGAGTAAGCTATGATACTGGTACTGTACCTCTCAATACCATCTTTGCCAGTGTACTTGCTGTAGGATATTCTCCCTTCAACGTAAAGTTCCTGACCTTTTTTCACATACTCAATTACAGTGCTAGCAAGTTTACCAAAGAACGTCACACGATGCCAGTCCGTCTTTTC